ATACACGCAGAAGTCGCGAGAACCTGATGCATAAGTAAGTGCAGCAAACAACAAAGTTTCCAGCGCGAAGGTCGCACCATTGCCCATAGAAGAGAATTTCTCGTACTTTCGTACTCGAGTTCTCCCTGTTGAGGTTTGGTACTTCCAAAACGGCGAACGGACGTCATCCAGATACTGAAACCAGTCTGTGGGTATTAAATCCACAACGGTCAGGTACGAGATGAGGTCAGAAGCCGATTTGAGATCAATCGTGGCGTAGCTGCCATCGATCGATCCTCGACGCGCGAGGTCTTTGTTGTAGTCTTGGTCTCTTAAATTAATCCCGAATTGTAGAAGACGGGATTTAACGTAACTGTCGAATGCGAGCTGGAGAGGCAGATTGCCTACTGGCTCGCACGCTATGCTACGGTGAGTTTTCCAAGACTTAGGTACGAACTCGACTCTGTTCGCAAATACCTCCTTCACTCGGACCCGATCAACCCCATATGTCTTGGCTAAAGCCTCGACATAGGGACGGGCCCTTTTTGTCACAGTCAGACGACGTGACAATTTTAGGTGAGGAAGTGACTGCGAACGTGAAGCCGAATCGCTTGCACCGGATGTTACTCTTAACAGTTTAGGGAGAGAATCGAAGAAAACGGAGAACTCGCCGAGTACATTAGAAATGTACCGACGAGCAACCTCGCGTTCCTCCGCGGACATGGACCCTAAAGGGCCTAGTCCAGCATTCTCGATGCTCGCGTTAATCCCAGCACATTTCGCCTCCGAAGAGACGAAAGTTTTCAGTGCTGAGTAGTGAGCTTTTCCTACATCAGTAAAGGCGCTGTTCTTCTTGAACATTGCCGAAACCTGGAATAGGACCCTAAAAACCGTGACGTCATGCTTAGCAGCGTCAAAGAGACAGGTGCACTCCGCAAGTGATCGAAATGAGCGGCTACGTATGTAGCCATCCAATTTCGAATTTATCTCACTTGGGAGTCCAGTTCTCAGATCGTTATGATATGCCCGCAAAATGCGGTACAAATCAGAGGTAGTTTCCATGTGGAACACTCCTGTTACAAGTTAACAGTTAAACCAAAAGTTTAACCATATAAGGAATATCCCTTCGCCGATTATAGGCCAAAGGGATATTGAGTGTAAGATGAGAACATAAATGTTCTCCTCACACTCCATCGGGTTGAAGCCAACCACCAGATATGACAGTATTGCTGAATTCGTCGCTCGAGACTATGTCTCGAATGACGGCCAACGCAGTGTCACGATCAGTGGTTGAGCCTTGAATCGGGCCTTTAACTGTAACAACGAACTGGAACTTCTGCGGAAGTACCAAACCATCAGCACCATTTGTCGCAATTACGACAGAAACGGTGTTTTCGGTTACGGTACTATTTGCAGAGACTGTCTTCCGACGCTCGATGACCAAATGCGGCTTTGCAGCCGAATGGTCAGTAAGCATCGAGGTGCGAGTACCTGGACCCGAGTCATACTCGGTAAGGGTAGTTATCATTGCTGACATAGCTAATTTCCTTATTTTTAAATAGTTCGACTTACTTAAGCATTTTCGTCATGATAGCCGCGAGGTCAAGGACCTTCGGAAAATCTAGACGATTCTGCATTAAGGGTGAACTAGGTAAGCCGCAGGGCGTACGTGTCTTTAGAGTAAACCCGCGTAACTGATTAAGGGTTTCAGAACCCGTGATCGTCGTTACGTCATTACCGTTCCAGAGAGGAGGAGCTGGTTCTACAACCAGCGTCTTCGTCTCCTTAAAGGTAATTTGCGATCCCTGGTAGTACTGCGCTTGCAGTGCTACATCGGAGATCGATAGAGTTTCTAAATAAGTCCCAACTGAGATAAACCAATCTACGACGAATGAGAACTGAACCAGTTCCCACGCTGTCGTAAGAGGGTTAGCACCATAGTTGGGTTGATCGCTCGAGAGCAGTCCACTGACTCCACCACGAATTCCGCATTCCCAGGAACGAGATGTTACCATCTCACCTACGAACGCGTAACTCGTATAGGGGTCAGTGAAATCTTCATTGAAGGATAGGTTAGTACCTACCCTTTCGCTGAAAGACTGACCTGCTTTTCGACGGTTGTCTTCCAAAGCTTCTGAGAAAGATACAATGTCGAACCATAAAGTTCGCCATGCGTATCTATACTCTAACCAAGCGCTCGCGAGTCTCTTTACAGAGAACTTCGTG